GGATCAAGGACGGGAGCCTAGGCGCGCTGAAGGCCGAGCTGATGCGCCGCGACATCGAGCTTCGCGATCTGAAGCTGGGGCGCGAACGCGGGAACGTGGTCGAGCGCGAGGTCGTGCAGGATATGCTCCAGCTGCTTTCGCAGAAGCTCGATTTGCTCCTGCGGCTCAAGCTCGAGGTTGAGCTCGGCCCGCGCGTCGCCGGCAAGTCAGCCGCGGAGGCGAACGTCGAAGGCGGCTTAATCCTGGACGAGATCCGCGAGGTGATCGCGGGCAACTTGGCGCGCTTCGAGGCTGAGGCGATTCGGAAGAGCGCGACCGAGGAATGAGCGCCGAGCAACTCCTCGCCGGCTTTCGCCTTCCGCGACCGGACCGCTCGCCGATCTACGACTGGGCGCGGCGGCACGTGCAGCTGCCGGAATCCTACGCGACGCCGGGGCCATTTAACGTGCGGCTATCGCCGTGGCTGGTTCCGATCTTCGACGCGCTGCAAAATCCGCTGGTCCGGCGCGTGCACTTCCGCAAGGCGGTGCAGATCGGCGGCACGCTGGTCGCCGACGTCTGGCTACCGTGGATAATCGCCAACGACCCCGGCCCAATCTCGTGGACGATGCAGACCGACGAGATGGTCGAAAAGCACGCGAAGACGCGCCTCTGGCCGCTGCTCGAGCGCTGCCGTCCGGTCGCTGCGCTACTGCCGAAGCCGGGGCCGCATCGCACCACGACCGAGATCTTCTTCGGCGGCTTCTTCGTGACGCTCAACGCGGCGAACCTTTCAACGCAGCAGAGCCAATCGATCCGCTACAAGATCAACGACGAGCTCTGGCTCCCGCGCTGGCAGGAGATCTACGGCCACGCCGTGGCGCGCGTCTCAAAGTTCGAGGAGGTCGGGCGCTCGAAGATCTACAACGCGAGCCAGGCGCCGGTGATGGACGCGGAGACGGGCAACGTCGAGGACACGAGCTACCGCTCAGGCGACCAGAGCGAGTGGCACGCCGAGTGCCCAGCCTGCCGAAAGATTCTGCCGGTCGCGTTTGAGGTGCTGCACAAGGAGCAGCGCGGCGGCGTGATCTGGGACCGAGCGGCGCGCCGCGATGACGAGACGTGGGACGTCGGGCGCGCGGTGGAGACCTGCCGTTTCCGCTGCATCGCTTGCGGTCACGAGTCCGTAGACAGCGACGCGACGCGCGCTGGCTGGGCGAAGACCGGGCGCTTCGTGCCGATGAATCCTGCGGCGCCGCGCGAGGTGCGTTCGTTTCGACTGGAGGCAATCGTCACGCGGCCGATGCGGCTCCTAGTCGAGGAGTTCCTCCAGGCCGAAAACCAGCTGGTTCGCACGGGCGACGAGCAGGCGAAGATTGAGTTTCGGACGAAGCGGCAGGCGCTGCCGTGGATCGTGGAGAAGAAAGCGGTGAACGTGCTGTTGAAGGACTCGGGCTACAAGCTCGCCGACTACGCGCAGGGCGAGTCGATCCCAGACGAGGCGATCCGCTTTATGGCGATTGACCGCCAGCAAGATCACTTCTGGGTCGAGGTCGGCGCGTTCTCCACGGCGCAAGGGCCGCGCTACCGCCAGCTGTGGTTCGGGCGGATTGACACGCGGGACCAGCTGCGCGCGCTCCAGGAGCGGTTCAAGGTCTCGTCGGCTTGCGTCGCGCAGGATCGCGGCTACCGGCCGGCGGACGTGGACCGCGATTGCGCTGAGTTTGGCTGGCGCTCGATGCGCGGTTACGGCCGGCGCACGTGGACGATGCGAGACGAGGCGACCGGGCAGATGGTCAACTTCCCGTTCAGCGACCCACAGGTCAGCGACTACCGGGGCGGCGATGTTTACTTCTACAACTGGTCCGGCGATTACTTTAAGGACACGCTGGCGAGCGCGCTGGAGGGTAAGGGCGACTTGCGCTGGGAACTGCCGTCGGACGTCAACCCGCTCTACCTTGAGCACCTCAAAGGCGAGGCGAAGGTCGAGGTGCGGACCGGCGTCTGGGAGTGGCGGGAGGTCCGAAGCAACGCGCCGAATCACGGCCTCGATACGTCGGCGATGCTCCTCTGTATGGCGACGATTGCGGGCATCATCCGCTTCGTGCCGGCGAAAAGTTAGCGTGGAATTGGGGCCGAGGTTTTCCTCAAAAGAGTTCTGGACTTTCCCGAGCGCTTGGGTTTCTCTCTGCACATCGACAGAGCAACCCAACCAAAAAAACAACGACAATGACCACCAACGAAATTAACTACCTCAGCAAGAGCCTCGCCGCCTCGGTCGCCTTCTCAAAGAATAACCACCGCGCCGAAGTCATCATCGCCAAGCGCGGCGATCTGTCCGCCGTCGTCCGCTCGATCTACGGCAACCGCAGCAAGCCGCACTACGAATTCGGCTACTGCCGCTTCGGGCGGAAGGCTGTCTGGGTCGGCGTGACTAACTTTTTCGGCAGTCACGCGGCCGAACTTTACAACGAGAGTCATACGAACGAATACGTGGGCAAAATCGCAGTCACGGTAGGCGAAGCGAATGTGCGAGACATCGCGGCGAAATGTTTCCGCGCCGCCGACGAAGTGACCGCGCTGCGGTCCGCCGCGTGAAGCCTCACGACTGCACCTTCGAGACCTTGGCGGACGGCCGCCAGGTCTGCTTTGAGTGCGACGCACCAAAGAACCCCGCCGCGGTCGCGCTAGGCCGCCTAGGCGGGCGGATCCGATCCGAGGCCAAGGCCGCCGCCGCAAGGCGCAACGGAAGACGAGGCGGACGACCGCCGAAGCAGACCAAGCCGCTCCCATAGTGGGGCGGCTTTTTTGTCGTCAAATCGAAGCCAGCGCGCCGCGTCAAAAAACCTTTTGACGGCTGCCGCTCTTTTATGGCGGCCGACAATCCCTTCCTCGACATTGACGTTGCGACGCTGACAACGCTCAAGTCCAAGGTCTTGGACGCAATCCAGGCTTGCCTGCTCAACACGAGCTACTCGCTCAACGGCAAGAGCGTCACGCGCGCTGATCTTAACACGCTCAACAAGATGCTGGGCGACATCACCGCGGCGATTGAATACCAAAACGGCGACACGACCGACACGACGTTCGTCAGCTTCACGGGCAATTGATTATGCAGACCTTCGACGCGACCCAAGTCATCCGCAACCGGCCGTGGTTCGAGCGGGCGCTCGAGACCATCGCGCCGCAGGCCGCGCTGCGCCGGCTCCAGGCTCGCGTCGAGACCGCGCTTTTTAGCTACAACGCCGCGCAGACGAACCGGCTTTACGCGCCGATGCAGTACGGCCAGCCGAGCGAGTCCTCGCAGACGGTGCGCGAGCGCGTGGTGATGATGTGGGAAGCGCGGAACTTGGTCGAGAATTGTCCCGAGGTGAAGGAGGTCTCGCGCAAGTTCGGCAATTACCTGACGCCGACGGAATACTCGGCAACGACTGGAGACCGCGACTACAACGCGACCGTCAACGAGTGGTTTCACTCGTGGTGCAAGCAGGCCGACGCGACGGGCCGCAATTCCTTCCGCAAGCTCGTCCAGCTGGCCGCGGAAAACCGGCCGGTAGACGGCGACTGCGGCTTCGTCATCCGCCGCGTGGGCGATGGGCTCAAGCTCCAGCTGGTGCCGGCGACCCGCATCGGCAATCCAAACGAGATGGGCCTCGACTCGGAGAACTACTTCGAGGGCGTCATCACGAACGAGTTCGGCGTGCCGGTAGCGTATCGCATTTACCGCGTGACGCGCGAGGGCGTTTACTTCGGCGCGGAGGACGTGCCGGCCGGCAACTTCTGCCACTACTTCGACCCCTTCCGCGTCGATCAGTACCGCGGCGTGACCGACTTTCACGCGGCGATCCAGACGGCGCGGATGCTGCACGAGATCCTCCAGGCCGAGAAGGCCGGCGTGCGCTTCGCTTCGCAGCAGGCTGCGCTCGTCTTCACGGACCGCGGCACGGCCAACGCGCGCAACCTCTTCACGCCGACCCCGAGCGCGACGCTGCCCAGCGGACAGCAGCAGAAGAACGAGCTTTCCGAGGTCGGGATGATTAAGTATCTCGGCCAGGCTGATCGCGTCGAGACGATGCCGGCGCGGCCGAGCACGGCGTTCACGGGCTTCATCGCGCATCTGATGCACGAGCTTTCCATCGCGGTCGGCATCCCGAAGGGCGTCCTCTTCGGCACGCAGGATTACGCCGGCCCGAGCGTGCGCGCGGAGTTCGCCGCGGCCGACCGAGTGTTCGCGCGGCATCAGGGCGTCCTCGTGGACAAGGTGCTCGACCCGATTAAGAACGCGGTGATCCTCGATGCCATCGCCCGCGGAGAAATCCCGGCGCCTCCGGCTCGCGCCGGCGAGACTCCGGTGCAGGCGCTTAAGCGCGCGACCCGCGGCGAGTGGCGCTTCCCGCCTAAGCTCACCATCGACGTTGGTCGCGAGAGCCAAGCCAATCTGAACGAGAACCGCCAAGGCGCGAAGTCTCTCCAAGAGATCGCGGCCGAGCAGGGCACCGATGCCTTTACGCGGCTTGAGCAGATCGCTGCGGAGGCGAGCTACGTCAAGGAGCTCTCGGAGCGCTACGAGATCCCCGAGACGGCGATTCGCCTCGTGACCAATTCGCTGCCCAGCACGCCGGCTGCTGCTGCCGCTACTGGCGACAACGTGGCGAGCGCCGCCGCTGAGGCGCAGGCGGAATCGACCGCATCGCCGGAGGACGAAACGCCCGACCAGCCTCCGACGCCGGCCGAGCTTGCGCGCTTCGCGAGCGTCGATCTCACGCCGACCGATGCGATGGCAGCCGAGGCCAAGCGCGGCCTCGAGTGGCGCGAGAAGTTCAACCGTGGCGGCACGGCAGTTGGCGTCGCTCGCGCGCGCGACATCAGCAACAAGTCGAATCTGTCGCCCGACACGGTGCGCCGGATGGTCTCGTATTTCGCGCGGCACGAGGTGGACAAGCAGGGCACGGGCTTTTCCCCAGGCGAAGACGGCTATCCTTCCGCCGGCCGCATCGCGTGGGCGCTATGGGGCGGTGACGCCGGCGCCAGCTGGGCGCGTGCGAAATCCGAGGCGCTCAAACGCGAGGAACTGAATCGGCCGACAAACGTCGCCGATGCGCTAGAGGCTG